GGAGTTGCAATCGCTTCTATGTCGGCAAGCGAGTCAGCTCCATCAACGGTTACTTTATCACCAGTTGGATACTTAGGCATTTAGCTCACCACCTTTCTTGAAATCTCCTGTATCTATTAGAAATTCTATGAAAGCTTCTTTGCCCCTGATTTTTTCTCCTTGAAACTCGTAGTATCCCCCACCTTTGTGGGCTTCTTCTATAAGTTCTGGAGTGATATCTTTTTTATCAACCTCTTCAAATATAATATCCTTTAGTGGGTTCCTATAAAACTTGATTATATCAAACACTCTGTTGCCAAATTCTATCAATAAGAAAACATTGTGTTCCTCTGTCATATCGCACTTCGCAACCTTATAGACGTTACCACCGTAAAAGTTAGACGGCAAACCTATACGATTCAGCGATACGAACCCTTTAGTGTCATTAAAACTATAACTCTTGTTGTTGTACTTCGTAGAGTGGAGTAGATAAAAACTATCAGCTTTTTCTTCATACTCTTTTACTCTAACTTTCCAATTAACCTTATTACCAAGCTTTTCAAGGCTTCCCAGGTCAGCTTCTTCCAAGACTCCAGTGTGTAACTGTTCTTCTATGATAGCTAGGATATCTTTTTCGTCAAGGTTAATTCCCTTCATTCCTTTTAGTTCAGTCAGTAATGATTTTACTTTTTCCAGCATCTTCAACTACCTCTCCTTCATTTGCTTTTTCTGCCATGGACAATAACATTTTTATCTTGTCCTCGGGCATTTTAATTACTTCTCTCATGAGATATTCTCTAACCGTAGTAGGGTTTACAGTATGGATATTACACTTAAAACAGTAGCCACGCTGGTTACCTTTTGAGTCTGGGAAGTCCCAGGATGCAGGAGACTCACATCTTCTACAAACGGGCTGTTCCAACAGATGTATCCCACCACCCATATGCTTAGCAAACTCCAGCAAAAGTTTATTGCCCTGGTACATATGCTTAGCATACTTAGGGTTTACTCCTTCTATGGTCTTTAGAACTCTTAAATTATCTTTGTCTGGTTCGTTTATTTGCTTATCTAAAATTATTCTTCTGCTTTTGTTGTGTTCCTTTATATTGTGTTCATTCTTTTTAAACAACACTACTATTACCCCCTATATTAGGTCTCATGTTTCCTGCTTGTGTAGCTCCAGGTACATTAGGAGATTGGTTTAGGTTAGGTTTAGCAGGTCTTTGCATTTCTTTAGCCTTGTCAACCAAGCCCTTAACCTCATCATCTGAAATCTGAAGCCCCAAAATCTCTTCAATAAGCTGTCTTGTTTTCTTATAGGATATAAGCGACTTAGGTTGTCCAGTCTCGTCATCTATCATCTGTATTGTAGCTAGGGATAATACGATATTATATAGAGCCATTTTATTAGTAGGCAATCCTTCACCTAAGGATATGTCTATATCAAGCTCTAATTGTTTTGTTGCAATTTTTCTATCTTCGCCATCTTTGTATTTAAGGGTCATCCACTTAGGAGTGTTCTCTTTAGGAGCCTTCCTATTTTGCTGTCTCCAGTTGGACTTAAACTCGCTATCAGCAGGAATCATTTCAGGAATATCTCTAAACTGTTTAGCTTCAATCCACTGGAACTCGTCGGTATCAGCAACTCTTATAGCCTTACCAGTATCCCAAAACTCCATGCATAGACCTAGACAGTAACTTAGTGCGTCCCCAAACATTCTGGATAAATCACTTCTTTTATCATCAATTCCAGCGTTACCTTGTTGCATCTGGATACCAGCCTGGGTAGCAGTCATTTGCTCGCCAGTTTCATTACCAGTCATAAGGGCTGAGAACCTTGTAGCTTCCTGGACTTTTTGAAATAGCTGTGCTAGTAGGTTAAATACTACATCGTTTATTCCAGTACCTTGAACGGTCTTAATAAAGTTGTTAGGGTTCTTAGAAAATAACGGCTTAGATGGGTCTGCTTCAGCAAACTCGTCTGGGTTAAGCTTAGACTGAGGGTCTGCAAAAGTTCTACCTTGAGATGAGAATTTAATAGCTAATACAATTTCATCATACAACTTATTTATCAGCTCTTGTATAGGTTTAAGCAACTTCCCGTCTCCGAACCTATGGAAGTTCCCTTCTTTAGGATATAACCCAGAAACAAATACTGGATACTTGTTGTGAACGAACTTATAAAAAGGTTCTGTTGCAGGTGGTCTCTCACCTTTAGGTCTTTTATCTAGGAGTATTCCACAAAGGGCTATATGGATTCTTTCAAGAACATTGTTCTCATTTTCCCTTGTCCATACTTCAAGCATAGTAAAAGCCTTATCATCATCTGTAGTATTATTATCATCAAACTTTGGAACCTGGTTACCCAGGGTAATTGCATCGGCAATATCGTCTCCGTACTCTCTTCTAGCCCAATTTATTGATTTAGAGCCTATCTCCCTTATAATATACTCAGCTTCCTGGATATCTTCCATGTCCTTAATATTACCGTCGACAATTATAGTTCCCATTCCTGGAGTTTTTAATTTAGCAATACCAAACCCGTCAAAAGCTTCCTCATCCCAGTAAGGCATAAGGTATGATTCTCCAAAAAGTATATACCTTCTTGAGGAACGCTTTACTTTTTCTTTGATATGGGACTCGTGCATAACCAGGGATATTATCGGGTTAGCAGTAGAAGCAAATTTCTGGTCTGATATTCCCTTACCCTTACACGTCGCTGAAATATTTGAGCTTATAAGCGATGATACCTGTCCTTCAACGTTCGGTAGGATGACATTAACAAAAGCATTTATATCATGCTCATATTCGCTCTCACGCTCTCCTGAGTATAGGTTCTGTATCTCTTCCCACTCGTCAACGTACTTTTGTAAATCTGAAGAGCCCTCATTGTATTTAAGTATAAAATCATCAACACGTTTTATCTCTTCTTCGGTCATGAGTTCTTCTCTGACCTTTATGTAATTCTCTTCACGTTTTTTCTCGTCATCAATCATTCATCATCACTCCTTATATGTTTATTGGTAAAAAATTTACCGTCTGGGTCTAAATACTTGTTATAATCGAAGTCCTCAGGGTTATCAACAGTCTTGTCCACAGGTTTATCCACAATCGGTGGATTATTAAATTTTTCTTCTATCCTGCTCATGACTTTAACCATATCCTTTGTAGCTATTGATAAACCAATACCTATACCAAGTGCCAAAACCATTACATAACTTAACGCAACTAAAAATACTTCCATCAAATCACCATCCTTTTAATCGTATACTCTTTGAGCATCCAGATATTTTTCAATCTCGTACTTAGAATAACCCATATCTTCTAGCTCTGAGCGAGTGTTAAAGCCCTTGAGCTCGGTAATTTCCTTTTCAACCCTGGTAGTTATCTTGTCTATAAGTGAAAGTGCAATCGCATAAGCCATTATTGTATCGTCGTGCTTACCTTCTTCTGCTTCGGGCTTACCTTTTTCATTCACAATAAACGACAGCATCTCTTTAAGAGTAATCTCGTCGTGGATTTTCTCAACATTTTCCCTAACCAAAGTCCTAAGTTCCCCTAAAATAGAGTTCCTGTTAGCCTTGTTAGTATTGAACCCGTATTTATTATATAAGGAACCTGAGAAACTATCAGGAGCTTGCTCCCTTACATACACATTAGGGTAACCTCTTTCAACTAATACTTTAACAGGATGGGTAGAATAGTTCGTTTCAACGGCAGTGAGAGCCCAATTATACATATGACCCAAACAATACATCTGTTCTGCAAATAAATCTTCGTCTTTTTCTATGACAAGGACAGCCTGTTGCTCTCCAGTCTTATCGATAACCTGAGCAATGTTCCTGTCGCTACCATCCCCAGCAGTATCGGCTCCAATCCCGTAAGGCTTGCCGTCTCTAGGCTCAATGTATATATATACACTACCATTCACGTTTGGAACGAACCTGATAGAGTTATTATTAATAATCTTATCCTTTGTCTGGTAATCGGTCTCATACTCGTACTCGAATATTCCCCTTACCACAGGAACGTCCTTTTGCATGTCCCTCTCAATGGATAATTGTCTTGTTACGTTTTCAACATTAAAATAGCTTCTACCAGACGCCAAGAAGGCTTCCTCTGGAGTGCATGGGTATTCCTGCTGGATAAGTTCGTGCTTATCTTGCCACTTCTTATAGTACCAGTAGCATTGATTCAGCGAAAGTCCCTTCTCCTTATACAGCCACTTGCACCTATTAAGAGCCCACATACGACTCTGAACGTCCTCTGATTCAACGGACTCAAGAATCTCGTCCCTAAACTTAAGCCTGTAGTAGTTGCTTGAAAAATCAAGCCTGTATTCTGGTGTCTGCCACCATTCAAAAAACATGTTCTCCCAGTTATTATCGCCATCCCACAAATCTTTGTACTCGTTATATCCATTAGCAGTAGTCTCTAGTATAGCAATACATGATTTAGTAAATGCTTCAGCTAAACCACCCATAGATGCCTTTAAATCCTTCCAGAAAGCTCCCTCAGACCCGTGAAAAAAGTTTATAGTCTTTGAACGACCTGCATCCTTGTTACCAGCAGTATTAATTCTCCACCTACTATTTAACCCAGTCCCCTTATCGTTTTGAAAGTGCAACTCTCTTCTGGTATTGAACTTCTCCTGGGGTTTCAATATATCAGGCAACAAATCATAAACATACTTAGCCTTGTCCTGGAATATGTCCGTAGCATTATCTGTATTGTCTGCTAAGGTATAACCAGCAAAGTTGGGTTGTGTTATCGCAATAGCTAACTGGTATGCCGTTATAAACGTCGTAAAGCCCTGCTGACGCCCTTTTAATAATAAGAAGTGTAAATGGGTTCTCTCTTTCCTGTCAAACTCGTCACGAGCTTCATTTATCCTCTTAACAAATTTCTTCTGAACAGTATTTAAAAAAAACGGTACGGTCTTTTGCTCCTTGTCTACTACCAAAAATGCCAGCTCAATTAAATACTCAGGATTACCCACTATCTCATTCATTAACTCCCTTCCATCTGGAGCTATCAAATACTCAGCAAAGGATTTAACAAATTCCCTGTCCTTCTTTAAATCACCATACTTGTTCCATAACCTCTTCCTGCCCTTTATCAACTCATCAACACTATATGTAGCCATTACCTTATCACCTCTACCAAATTATGCCCCGTTAAATAATCGTTTATCTCAGCGACTACAAAAAACCAGTGCCTACCACTCTTTATTACATCTATGACCTCACATTCGTAATGACGTCCTTCATATTCAACCAAAACTATACGACCAGGTCTCAATAACCTCTCTTCCATATAGCATCACCATCTATAGTCCCCCTGTTATGTCTTTAAACCAGTCAAAGTTGTCATAACTATTATAGTGAGCGTTTAATAACTCATCAGCATTGTAGTCCTCATACTTGCTCTCTTCATAATCTGCTATCCTCTCAATTAACTCAATACCGTCCTTGTCTTTACCGTTAAACTCTATATTTAATATCCCATCATTATATACCACTCTCATAACTATCTCCTTTACATTCAGGACAGTAGTTCTCCCATTCTTTTCCATTCTTGTTAAAAGTCCAGCCATTTTCTTTTGCATAATCTACAGCATCATCAAAAGATATAAAACCAGGTATGTAACATCCACAACAATTACACTCTATATACCATTTACCATATTCCTTCTCAATCATAGCATACTCCTTTCGGTGTTCCAACCTCCGTTCCAAACCCAATATCGCTGAATCAATAGAACCCTTGATATAACCCTACTAATACCCTGTTCCAATGCCGTTCCATACCCTGTTCCAACCTACCCCCTAAAAAAAGGAAGGACACATCTCTATGCCCTTCTAAAATAAAGAAAATATTTAAGGAGTGTATGTATGAAAAAGAAAAACAAATCCACTGCAAAATTTTGCATGCAATTTCTTGCACTAAGTTAAAAGTCCCTTAAGTTAAAAGTCCCTGCATATTTATTACATACAGTGAATAAATCTATCACAAAATACGGGGTTTATATAAAATAAAATGTATATTATTCATTAAAAGTCCCCAAAATTCTGGGTGGGCGTGAGGTTGTATCTATACATAATACTACCCACCTTCGTTCTGCTCGGGGTGTATGGGGGGTCTAGTGCAGTATAATGAACGTGTGCGTGTGTGTGCGTGCGTGCGTGATACCTTATTTAGTCACAAAACAATTATTTTGCGACATAATAGCTGTACCCGTTGGTATGACTATGGTTCAATCTTCATCATCCTCTATTATCTCAGCATCCTGGGCATCCAGTAGCACATCTTCCAGCCTTCTGGAAACTTCGACATGCTTCTTGCTCTTCCACTTGCTGGGGTGTCGGTTCTCTAGTATGAACTTCTGGGCTGATACATCTGGGGGGATATGGTGCTCTGTGGTAGTAGTTTCAACGCCTTCAGGCTTTTCTACAACCTTTTTAGTCGTGTATCTGTAGCCTGTAGCCCTGTCATATAAAGCCTTGACAACTTCAGCATCAGCAACTCTTCCCCGTTGGTATGCGTCTTTCATCGATGGGTATTTTTCCAGCCACCTGTAGAGCGTCTCAGTTGATAAGCCCATAAAATCGCATATTTCATCCATTTTAAGCCCTAATTTCAGGCAATTCTCAAATATAACGGGCATCGAGTCATTAAATTTAGTAGGACGGCCCATTTTTTTAATTTTGAAATCTAAATCATTATTCATAAAATTTTTACACCACCTTATAAGCCAGTCATATAAACGCCTGTAGAAAGAGAGAGCCCCACCAAATAAATTTAAGAGTAAGAAAGATATCAGGCAGGGCATCCATCAGAGAGCAGGGAAAAGCATAAAAAATATACTTTTTCAGTTTCAATATACCACGGTAATTGCAAGGGAGACAATGACACAAAAGGGACATGTGCAAGAATTTGCAAAGAAAATTGCAAAAATTTGCATGCGAATACGCTTATTTTTTTGTTGACAAAAGATTTCAGGTGTCGTATACTATAGACAACAACAAAGGAGCACCACCACAAAATGAACCTTGAAAATCTTATAACGTACCAGGTACAGGAGCCCTGGAATATCAACACCTGTAGCCGTCAACAAATAACTTACGGCTTATGATTCTGAATTGAATTAGTGGAGCCTGTCCAACGTGTAGAAACTGGATGACGGGCATAGATGCACGGGGCACTTTTAAAAACTCGTGTTAATGACATTTAAAAAATTTCAATTACACTTCTTACATTCCTTGACATTACCTGAGCCCCTTCGGGGCTTGGGCTCTGTCTTAAGGGTCTTATTCTTATTATAGGGCTCTTAATACAGGGGCAGCCTTAACGGGGGTCGCTGAATCAATCACTTAAAGGAGTGTTAAGAATGAAAAAACATGATGCAGTGAGCAACTTTCACTGGATAGAGATTGAGCACGAGCAACCTGAGTGGTCTGACGAACTGGAGCCATGTTTCAAATACCGTGGTGATACCTACTTTTTGAGCGAGTTTATGAGATTTAATTTTACAAATTCTAATTACAACGGGTACTGGGACGGATACCTTCAAACGTCTAACTTTGGTGGGCTTGTTGTTAAAATCCATGATACTGGAGATGCTGTCCAGGTAGGAAGGAGCTAAAAAATGAGATGCAGGGACGAGATAATGCAGGATACAATGGAGATAATGAGAGCCAGGGACGCTGAAGAAAAGCGTCTCAAGGGCTTAATATCCAAATATCAGGAGCAACTGGAGAATGAGACCGACGACGATGAGATTTTAGAGCTTGAATACACCATCCTGGAGCTACAGGATAGGCTGGATTGTCTGGATTTAGATTACAGACTGGATTGAGTCAATAAATGGGCTTGAGCCTGACGGCTTGAGCCTATAGATTGGAGTAATCCAAAAAAATTTATAAGGAGTGTAGAAAATGAAAATGGAGAAAAAATACTTTCAGGTAGAAGGTAGAGACGAAGAGATTAAGGTATCCCTAGATTATGAGTTAGGTGGATACAGTTTTATGAGTGGAGAATCGTCAAAACGTGGGTATTATGCTTACGTCCAGCCTGTAGAGCGTGGAGACGGATTTGAGAGCTTTGTAGTATTTGATGGGTTCAAGGTGTTGCTGAATCCTGTAAATAGACAGAGCAAGAAACAGGAAGCCATCGCACGGGAAAAATTCAACGTTCAAGCTGAGCAGTTTGCTAAAAGAATAGCACGCAAAAAAGGATGGGTTCTTACAATCGAAGAAGAGCAACGTCAAGAAAAATTAACTAAAGCTTGGAAGGAGTGAGAAAATGTTAAGTCTACCTAGTCAGCATATAGAGTGCAAGGACTGTAAAACTGAATGGTTTGGAGAAAAAGGAGACCGTTGTCCAGTTTGCAACAGTTCTAATACCTATGAATGGACAGAAGAAGAAGAGAGAGAGCACGTCATAGAGCTACTCGTAGAAAAAGGATTGAGCAGAGAAGATGCAGAGAGAAGAATCAAGCGACTTACAGATATTTACTAGGATTGCTGGAGCCCTTGAAACTCAAGGGTTCTGTGGAGTCCTAGACTCTAATAAAATTAAGGAGTGTTA